GGTATTAGTTTAGTGGTAAAATACTGCACTGTCTATGCAGAGTCAGGGGTTCGACTCCCCTATACCTCGTACAGATGTAAAACGTTTCTTCCTTGTAAGTAAACTCCAAGGGTAATGCCTTGTGTAGTCAATGCTTGTGAGAAGTTTTGTTGTAGGGTGTCTGCCCAAAAAAACGAACCCTCCTTATCGTGTCCCGTTGGTGAAATTGGCTAACACACTCGGCTTTCTACCGAGCATTCGCAGGTTCGAATCCTGTACGGGGTATAAATCCGTTACCCATCTATGACGGTATATAAATTTTAGATTGTTGTGACAGGCAACATAAAAACCTGTCCCTTTTTATCCCCTTAGCCAAGTTGGATCAAGGCAACGGGCTTCTATCCCGTTTATCGTGGGTTCGAGTCCTACAGGGGATGTAAACTTAGTCGGGAAGAGTGTCAGGTTAGCACACTTCACCGTAGGTGTTGTAGGTAGGGTTCAAATCCCGTTGTCGGCTAAGTTAAAAATAAATTCAAAATATTTTAAAAATAGGGTTGTACAAAGTTACAGACTGTGATACAATCTCTATACAAACAATTTTTCGGAGTGGACAAACTGGTAAAGTCGTCAGGCTTTGACCCTGAAGTGTGGAGGTTCGACCCCTTCCTCCGAAGTAAATACGAAGTTCCGTACTTCGTAAACTAAGTCCAATAGCCTACCAGTCAGACAATCAGATGTATTGGGCTTAGTTTACGGGGTGTGGCGTAACGGTTAACGCAGGTGACTGTGGATCACCGAATGAGGGTTCGATTCCCTTCATCCTGATAAATTAATACGTTCCTCCTACAAGGATGCGTCCTGGGTAGGTTAAAACTTTGGATATCTAAGTATACGGGTTCAAGATATCCCCATCATGTGGGTGTAGCTCAGTTGGTAGAGCGCTGCGTTTGGGACGCAGAGGTCGTAGGTTCAAGCCCTGTCACCCGCATTTACTCCGTTTAGGGACGGAGGATACTTCTATCGGAGTGGGAGTATCAACTTTTGTTTAAGTTTAGGTTTTTCACATATCTCATTTGGACTCTTCATATGAGTCCGCTCCTGGACGGATAGCTCAGTTGGTAGAGCAGAGGGCTGAAAATCCTCGTGTCGTAGGTTCGATTCCTACTCTGTCCACTTTATATCCTGGTTGATCTGAAGGTGCGAATCTTAGGGTCAACCTTCTAAACTTTTTGATTTCATATTTCTTTCTCCTTTTAAGATTTTTTGCCCCTTCCTCACGGAAAAAGGGAGGGGATTTTTTGGGCGAGTATGCAAATTGGTGAAGCAAGCAGACTGTAAATCTGTGACGTAAGAGACGTTGGGGGTTCGAATCCCTCCTTTCCCACCATGCTAGGGTAGCTCAGTCAGGTAGAGCAGAGTCTTGATAAGGCTTTGGTCGTAGGTTCGAATCCTACCCCTAGTACCAATTAAATTATGGCGGAGTGTTGGAATTGGTAGACATAACGGACTTAAAATCCGTTGCTCGTTAGAGCGTGGTGGGTTCGAGTCCCCCCTCCGCTACCATAATATGCCGAAGTAATCCAGTGGCAGAGATAGCGGTTTTAGAAACCGTACAGCGTGGGTTCGAATCCCACCTTCGGTATCATAATGTAGGCAGCGATTCACGATCGTCTATTGGGGTCGTTCCCCACTGCCTGCTCCATATGGGGGAGAGAAGCTTAAAGGCGAGAGGTAAGTCAGTGGTCTCCAAAACCACCGCTAAGGGGTTCGATTCCCTCCTCCCCTGCCAATACAGGAGCATAGCTCAGTGGTAGTAGCGGGTGTCTCATACGCACCAGGTCGAAGGTTCGAATCCTTCTGTTCCTATTGTTTCACATCTAAGAATTTCATAGTATACACTAAAAGTCCTTTGTGCCGAAGGGCTTTTTTACATCTGAAAGGTGGAGTTGTATGTTACAAGTTAAATCGTTTAGTGGAGCAACACATGCAGAACAGATTCAAAATGCAATCAATGCAGCAAGTGTTAGTAAAACGGATAAGACTGTACAGCTAGAAGAGTTCAAAGACTATTCAATCACCGCACCAATTGTTGTTAAAAAAGATGTAGAATTATTATTCGGTTATGGAACCAAATTTGTTATAGATGCTAACGTTCGTGTTTTAGAGTTAGAATTGAATGCATCGATTACAAACCCCTATGTTGCAATACAAGACCCGACATTCGATTCTGCTGTCTTTTACCTGGATGGTAAGTATAAGTATTATAATACGTGGAATAGATCAGCTATTAAGAACGGTGCCATTGTTAACTGGGCAGGTTCATACAAAGGCGTAGGTATCTCGTGTTTCGCAGGCGGAGCAGGTCACGAGATTTCATTCGTAAACTTCTTTGATGTTAAAATAAGCGGACTACGAAGAGGAATAGAACTAAAAGCATCTAAACCTGCTACAGGCATGGCTTGGGTAAATGCTAACCGCTTCAATGACATTTCTATCGATGACTGCGTTGAAATGATTGTTATTGACTCAGCCGAGACAGTTCCGAACGAATGCAGCGGTAACATGTTCACTGGCTTACAACTTCAACCATCGGCTATGACACAATTAGTCCTACAAGTTAATGGGCAACAAAACCGATTCGAAGGTATGCTGTGGGATACGCACTTAATCACAAACCCTGGTGCGATCGTCAAGCTTACAACTACAAGTTCGTACAACAAAGTAGACTTCAACGGAACAATCCCAAGCGGTAAAGTGTCAAATGCCAATGCAACGAATAAAGTAATGTAAGAGTCCCTAGAGGACTCTTTTTTCGTTATGTCCTCTAACAGACCCCTTATACGCTGTCTATGATATAATTAAAGTACACATTCTAAAGTTTAGACTATGTAGTCTTATATTATATCTAAGGGCGTGACCTATTTTGAGTTCATTCAGAGAAGATTCTAAATGGCAAATAGCAAAAAAATTACTAAATCAGAACTATACGTGGCTAGAAGTCATTAGCTATTACAAGGCTATCGGTGGAAAGAATGTGCTAGTTTACTCTGTAATTGACGGAGAGAAGCGGCTTATTGTAGACCTCACCGAAGATAACCAGGTGTTATTAGCTAATAGACATGGGGAATTGGTGACAGATACTTATGAGAACGTGCTGAACAGTCGAAAAGTGTTCGAGTATTCTGATCGTGACTCCATAGAATGCAAAACGTAGAGTGCTAATAAACAGAGGTGACATTGGATGGGTGCAATGGACTGGTTCAGTCGAAAGATGAATGAATCCCCAGTAGGAACAATCCAGGAGCATGATACGTTATCTACTAGGATTCAAGAAATTGAGCAAGCAGCAGTGCTTATGAAGAGTACGAAGGTAAGTCAGGGAAGAGCAAAGTCATATGAAGAACCGTTGTTAGGTAGTATGTCAATGAACCCTGATTACAAAGATGCTCCTTCGTCAAGAGGTAATCATAACTTACTTGAAACATTGAAACTATGGTCAAGGAAGAATATTATCCTCAATGCAATTATTAATACCCGTGTAAATCAGGTTTCTTTATTCTGTACTCCTGCACGTCAGAGTGATAGAGGTATCGGTTACGAGGTTCGATTAAAGAATCCGTTAGAGACTCCTTCTTCTCACGACCTGGCGAAAATGGAACGTATTGAGGACTTCCTACAACACACAGGTAAGGATAGCAAAGATTTCACAAGAGATAATCTACGTACATTCGTCAAGAAGCTTGTTCGTGACCGATTAGTTTATGACAAGATTAACTTCGAATTGATCTATGACAGTAAAGGCGAACTTAACCGATTTAAGGCGGTTGATGCAGCTACAATATACGTGGCAGTAGACAAAAACGGTCGTGAACCAAAAGGTAAGAACGTTACGAAATTCGTTCAAATCCTGGACAAGAAAAAGGTAGCAGAGTACAAAGCTTCTGAAATGGCATGGGAAGTACATAACCCTAGAACAGATATTACTGTAGGTCGCTATGGTTATTCTGAGCTAGAGATCGCTATGAATCACTTGCAATACCATGAGAATACAGAGCTATTTAATGCTCGTTACTTTGCTCAAGGTGGTACGACACGAGGTTTATTACACATTAAAACAGGGCAGGAACAATCTACTCAAGCGCTACAATCTTTCAGAAGAGAATGGACTGCTATGTTTAGCGGGATCAATGGTGCCTGGAAGATTCCTGTAATTTCTGCTGAAGATGTGAAATTCGTTAACATGACTCAATCATCTCGTGACATGGAGTTCGAGAAATGGTTGAACTACTTAATTAACGTATGTTGCTCTATCTATGCTATCGACCCATCGGAGATTAACTTCCCGAACCGTGGTGGAGCTACAGGTAGTAGTGGTAATTCACTAAACGAAGGCAGCACGAAAGAGAAACATCGTAG